TGTAGGCCGATACATACTGTACCTTCATCCCATCTCCTTTACTTTGTCGGAAATTTTAAATAAAATTCCTTAGCTCTTGGGGTCATGCCCTTCCAAGCCGACCAATCACTACCGCCATTGGTCATATAGTACGTTATCTCTGCGTTTGTTACTGGGTCGAATAACTCTTTGTTACTCTGTAGATCAAATTTCTCAAGTCTTGTTGGACCAAGATTTCCAATCATATTTATCTGAAATAATCCGTAAGAATTATCTCCTGTATTCCTATTCCCGTTATATGCAAGCGGTCTTCCATTAGATTCACGCTTTGCTATGGACCAAGCTTTTTTAAGGCCTACTCCTTCGAATCCTACAGTCTCAAGTAATAGTTTTAACTCTTCGTCTGTAAGCATCTCAGATGGTTTGTAAATTTCTTTACTAAAGCTATCTAAGACTTCTTGCTTTAATTGGGCTTCAGTTTTCACTAAAGGTTCTACAGTTAAAGCATTTGCTGGGCTTCCTGAAAATAAAAACAATGTTGCCACTGCTATTATTGTCCAGTCACGAACCAAATCGCTAAACTGTTGTTTTATATTCTCCATTGGCATTTCCTCCTCTAGAGATAACGAACTATAATCATAACATTGCTTTATAGACATTGTCAAGCTAGTTGACTAAAACAAAATATCAAATAATGAGATTTTGTAAAATATTTTTTCACCCTGTACATGTAAATAAAAGTTTGATACACTAAGACTTCACTTAAAATTTAACACCGCAAGGCGGAGAAAAGGTCATATATGTCTTATTTTACTAAAAAAGAAATGTCTTTAATTGAAGATACAGGATTGTCTTACAATATTGAAAACCCATACGAAAATTTTATTGCATTATCAAGATATGCAAGATGGGTAGAATCAGAAAATCGCAGAGAAACTTGGAAAGAAACAGTAGATAGATATTTTGACTTTATGCTTAATAACTTAAACAAAAATTTTAATTACGTTCCAGATCAAATTTTAGTATCTAATTTGAAAGATGCTGTGTATACTAGAAGCGTAATGCCTTCAATGAGAGCACTCATGACATCTGGCGCAGCATTAGATAGAGACAATGTAGCTGGATATAACTGTGCCTTCTTACCAGTTGATTCCCCTCGATCATTTGATGAAACAATGTATGTGCTTATGTGTGGCACTGGTGTCGGTTTCTCAGTAGAGTATAAATATATAAATAATCTTCCACCAGTACCAGAAAAAATTGAAAAATCAGACTATGTAATTGTTGTTGAAGACTCAAAGCAAGGTTGGGCTGCCGCTTATAGAGAACTTTTAGAAAATTTATGGGAAGGAAAAATTCCTCAAATAGATGTTACTGGAGTTAGACCTTCAGGAGCTAGACTTAAAACAATGGGCGGAAGATCCTCTGGCCCACAGCCCCTTGTAAATCTATTTGATTTTACAATTTCAAAGTTTAAGTCGGCAGCAGGAAGAAACCTTAAACCAATTGAATGTCACGATATTATGTGTAAAATCGGAGAGGTTGTTGTAGTCGGTGGAGTACGCAGATCAGCAATGATATCACTTTCAAACATAAACGATATTGAAATGGCTCAAGCAAAAGCTGGCAACTGGTGGGAAAACAGCCCTCAACGTGCTCTTTCTAATAACTCTGTTGCCTACTCACGCAAACCAGACATGGAGCAATTCATTGCAGAGTGGAAATCTTTATATGATTCAAAATCTGGAGAACGAGGAATTTATAATGTTGCGGCAGCTCAAGCTCAAGCAGCAAAATATGGCAGAGATCCAAATATTCATTATGGAACAAATCCGTGTTCAGAAATCATCCTAAGACCTTATCAGTTTTGTAATTTGTCTGAAGTTGTTATTAGAGAAAACGATGACGAAGAATCAGTAACAAGAAAAGTTCAGCTTGCTAGCATTTTAGGAACTTGGCAGTCTACCCTTACAAATTTTGATTATATAAGAGATATTTGGAGAGAGAATACAGAAGAAGAAAGACTTCTTGGAGTTTCTCTTACTGGACAATTTGGCAACGCTTTATTTTCTGGTAAAGCAAGAAAATCTGGAGAATTTGAAAAGTCAGAAGGAGAAGGTCTATGCTATGACGAAGACTATGTCCGTAAAGATAATATGCTTAGACTAGAACACATTCTTCAAAGAATGAGAACAGAGGCAAGAAATTCAAACAAGGCAGAAGCAGAAAAAATTGGTATTCAGCCTTCTGCTTCAATTACATGCGTTAAGCCTTCTGGTACAGTTTCCCAGCTGGTCGGAGTATCTTCTGGTATGCATCCATGGCACTCACCATACTACATTCGCACAGTACGTGGATCTAAGGGAGATCCAATTTCAGTGTTTCTAAAAGAAGTTGGTATTCCAGTAGAAGATGATGTTATGAAGCCAAATGACACGTATGTATTTTCATTTCCAGTTAAAGCGCCATCAGGCGCTACTATAAGAAATGACTTGACTGCAATTGAGCATCTAGATATTTGGATGCTATATCAACGTGCATGGTGTGAACATAAGCCATCCATCACTGTTTCAGTAAAAGAAGAAGAATGGATGGATGTAGGGGCCTGGGTTTACAAAAACTTTAATGAAGTCTCTGGCATATCATTCCTGCCACATTCAGATCACTCATACAAGCAAGCTCCGTACCAAGAAGTGACAAAAGAAGAATATGAAGATCTTCTTTCTAAGATGCCCAACAACATTCGTTGGGAAGATCTATCTTTCTATGAGACAGAAGACGGAACATCTACAAATGCCACGCTTGCATGTAGTTCTGATGGAAATTGCGAACTTGTGGATATTTCAGCATAGTGGTAGAATTATAGTATTCGGGTAAACCGAAAATTCCTGGGCACTACGCCCAAGAGGAGATGACAATATGGCTAAATTTGCAAAAGCAGATTTAAACAAAGATGGAAAGGTAACAATGCAGGAACAAATCCTATCAGCATTATCAAGCTACGGAAGAGCATTCCTATCAGCAGCACTTGCTCTTTACATGACTGGAAATACAAATCCTAAAGACCTTTTGCTTGGCGGAGTAGCAGCAGTTGCACCCGTTATCCTAAAAGCGTTAAACCCTAACGATAAGAGTTTTGGGTTCACAGTAAGCCCAAAAGCTTAATTATATAATAGTCAATTAGAAATACTCCTGTGCTAAAATTAGTACAGGAGTATTCCTATTTAGGAGACTATGGCAAATGGCAGGACAAAAGAACTTTGAAGTAGATCAAAACGCAACTTTTACCTTTATTACAGAATATAAAGATTCAAGTAACAATGCAATTGATCTTACTGGCGCATCTGCAAAAATGCAGATACGTGATACAAAAGGTGGAGCTAAGTTAGCAGTAACTTTAACTTCTCCATCTGGTGGAATTGTAATTGATGGACCAAATGGTAAATTAACTATTAAATTAACGCCAACTCAAACAAACAAACTCTTTTATCCAAAATCGTCATATGACATTATGGTTGTCGATTCTAACGGGAACAAAATAAAACTCCTAGAGGGTTTTATGACTCTCAATAGATCGGTGACTATATAATGGCTGAATCCGTAGTAGTTAAAGAAACATTAAACAAAGTAACAATATCAACTCCTGGTCCACAAGGTCCAAGAGGACGAACTATTTTAAATGGTTCTGGATCTCCTTCAAATAATCTTGGATTAACTGGTGACTTTTTTTATGATGTTGTTACAACAAGATTTTATGGACCAAAGCCAAGTGATGAAACTTGGGTAGGTGCACAAAACTATCTTTTAAATAACCCACCTACAGACTATTCACTTAGATATTCGTGGGAACTATCACAAGTCACTGGCCCTATTGCAGGAATATATAGCGTTACAGTATTGCACAATTTGGGATTTTATCCCAACGTAACAGTAAAAACAAGCGCAGGAGATATACTAGAAACTGGTATAGATTACAACAATACAAATCAAATTACACTGACAATGGCTCAACCATTTTCAGGGACAGCACATCTGTCTTAAAAGGGAGAAGAAGAAATGGCAAGAAAATATGCGGTCAGCTTAGACCTTAATAAGAATGAGCTGTTAAATGCAAGAATTCAAAACCTGGGATCAGCACCATCAAATCCAGTCTCAGGTCAAATTTACTACAACAACGTTTCAAACGTTCTATTTTTCTATAATGGAACAGAGTGGACACCAGCTTCTGGTTCTACTGAAGTAATTCAAGATGTTATTGGTTCGTCCGTACTAGCAGGCACAGCACTTACTGCAACTTACAACGACCCAGCAGGAACAACAACTTTGAGATTAAATGACACGGCGGTAACAGCTGGTTCATATGGATCAACAACAAAGATACCATCATTTACAGTTGATGCACAAGGTAGATTAACAGCTGCAAGCGAGTCAGATGTAGCGACTAATTTATCAATCGCTGGAGACACAGGAACAGACACAGTAGACCTACTTTCAGATACACTAACAGTGTCTGGCGGAGAAGGAATTGATGTAGCAGTAACAAATAACACAATTACAGTTTCTGCAGAAGATGCAACATATACAAATAAGGGTGTTGCTTCATTTAGCTCAACCGACTTTACAGTAACAGGCGGAGCGGTATCTCTTAACAAAGATCCAGTAATCACTCTTTCAGGAGATGTAACTGGTTCTGCAACAATGACAAATCTTGGTGACGTAACAATCACAACAACAGTTCAGCCAAATTCAGTAGCACTTGGAACTGATACAACTGGAGACTATGTAGCAACAATTGTTGGAACAGCTAATGAAATTACTGTTTCTCCAAATAGTGGAGAGTCTGCAGCAGTAACAATTGGTTTGCCAGACAATGTTGAAATTACTGGAAACTTACAGGTAGGTGGAAACCTTAATGTAATAGGAACAGTTAACTCTGTAAATACCACACAGATTAACATTGAAGATAATAAGGTAAAGCTTAACAGTAATGCAACAGGAACTCCTGTAGCAGATGCTGGACTTCTTGTAGAGCGTGGGAATGAAGCAGATGCTGAAATTCTTTGGAACGAGACATCTGATGTTTGGCAAATTGGTCAAGTTGGTGGAAACTACCACAATATTGCAAGAAAGTATGCAACAACAATTGGCGATGGTGCAGCAACATCATATACAGTAACACATAACCTAGGAACAAAAGATCTTACAGTACAGATATTTGAAACTACTGCAGATTATAATCAAATAGAGGCTGACGTACAACATACATCAGATTCAGTAGTTACTGTAAAATTTGCATCGGCCCCAACAGCTGGTGAATATAGAGTTGTTATCGTAGGATAAAATGTCAAGAAAATTTAAGTCTTTACTTAATTTAACTACACTCACCGCCGACCCATTAGGGTCGGCTGGTGATGTGTTTTTTAATACAACTGAGAAAGCCTTAAAAATTCATAATGGCATCACATGGGTAAATATTGCTAAAAGTGATGACCCAACTCCTTTCTATATGCATACACATACATATGACGGAGATGTTCATACTATTGATATTAATGACCCAATAACATTTAAAGATTTTTCTGGAAATGGAGTTCAATTGACACTTCCAATAATTGATGCAGTTTTTGGCGGAGCCCCATCGGATAATGTTTCCCTCCCATCAGCACAGCAGTTAACTTTGTTTGATGGCGGAGATCCATCTGGAAATACAATTTATTCTTCAGACATATCATGGGATGGCGGAAGCTCTGCAGATACTGGAAACGATACTCCAATAGATGGCGGAGGAGCATAATGGCAATTAGAATTCAGCTGAGAAGAGATACAACAACAAATTGGACAACAAATAACCCAATCCTTTTGCCAGGAGAAATTGGAGTAGAGACAGACACACTAAAATTTAAAATTGGTAATGGATCAAGATGGAATGCAACTACATCTTATGCATTTAAAGCAGGAGAAGCAAATGGAATTGCAACACTAGGACCTACTGGCAAAATACCTACATCCCAATTACCAGATTCAATATCTATGGATGCAGAATTAACTGCAGCATTAGCAGCATTAACTACGTCTTCTATAACAGAAGGATCAAACCAATATTTTACAAATCAAAAAGCAATAGATGCAGTGTCTTCATTAATATCATCTTCAATTTTAGCTGAAACTACAAATAGAAATACCGCCATAGCAACTGCTAAGTCAGAGGCTATTGCAGCTGCATCAATTGATGCATCTGGTAAAGCCGACGTAGCAAAATCAGAATCTATAGCAGTTTCCTCAGCATCAATATCTTCTGCATCTACAGCTGCCAATACATATACAGATAATAAAGTTTCTACAGAAGCATCAACTAGATCAACTGCTATAAATACAGCAATATCATCAGAAATAATAAATAGGAATATTGCAATACAATCTTCTTTATCTGGACTAACAACTTCAAGTATTACAGAAGGCACAAATAAATATTTTACTGATTCACGTGCAATATCTGCTACATCATCACTTTATGACACAGCAGGATCATCTGCCGCAGCAATCTCTACGGCAGCAACAGACGCCACA